GCAACCAGCCTCCTGGTCGCGCCGGAGCCTGTTCGGCCTGATGAACGGGATTTCATTCAACAGCTGGCTGCGGGCAGTATGCGCTTGTTCGAGTTCGACAATGGCATAATTGTTGTGCATACCGAGAATGGCCGGCTGGTTGTTGATGCAATGTCGTGCAGCATTTGGCAGCGGAAGGCGCTCGCAGACGATCTTCGGCGGCTCGCCGCTGATTGGCTGTGTGACACTATTCAAACAACGGTCTTTGACAGACGACTAGCTGATGGTATTGTAAAGGTCGGCGGGAGGATTGAGAGCTACGATCTCATCCTCGATGCGGGGATAAGCGATGGGCAGCAAGAAGAAAACGACGACTAAGACCAATCAGACGCAAACGGCTGCGCCGCCGAGCTTTACTGCGCCTGGGCTCGAGCAGACCGCGGGCATGGTGACGTCTGGACTTGGGCAAATCCCAACGCAGCATTATAGCGGCCAGCAGGTCGCTTATATGACGCCTGAGGAACAAGCGGCAATTCAGGCTGCATGGGGCCAAACGGCTAGCCTTGCAGGGCAATACACCGACTTCATGGGCAACCAGCTGGAAACGCTGACTGCGCCGTGGGACTGGACGACAGACCTTACTGGTCTTCAGCCGTATGACGTCGGCAGTATGTATGACGTCAATCCTGTCATAAATGCGTCGATTTATCCTGTTTATCAGCAGTTAACCGAACAAGTGCTGCCGGGGATTAGCAGCAGCGCGCTGGACTCGGGCGCCTATTCGGGCGACAGGGCGATGAAGGTTTTGCCGCAGTCAGCGATTGCGGATTATAGCGACTCGGCGAGCAGGATAGCGGCGCAGATCGGCTATGAGAACTACAAGGCGTATGAAGATCGCCGGCTGGCTGCTTGGCAAGCCTGGCAAGATGATATTCTTGGCGCGTATGGTGCGGAGACGCAGCGCGGCCTCGGCCAGCAAGACGTCAACGCAACAATGCTCGGCACGACCAGCGACTACATCAGCAACATTCTGCGCAACAGCGCGAGCGTTGGTGACTTGCTGAACATGAGTGCGCAACTTGGCGTGACCAATGAGCAGGCTTCGATTAATGATTTGCTTGCTCAGGACAAGTATGCAAGCTACGCGCCGTTCCTCGGCCTTGACCAAGCGACGCAGCTGCTGACGCAGCTAAGTGGCGGGTATGGGACGCAGGATATGACTGGCACCACTATCACCAAAGAGAAAACTGGTGGCATTGGTGAGTGGGTCAAAGGCGCGGTTGGCGTTGCCAGCATGATCGCTGGTGCAGTAACGGGCAATCCGCTCATGATGATGGGCGGCGCATCAAGTCTCGCCGGAGGTGGCGGCGGGATTACAGTAGGCAATACGGCACCGCCGAATGCAGCAAGCATTTTCGGCACAGGTTAAAAGGAGGTTAAAATGGCATTTGACATCAATGCGCTCATGGCCGGTCTGCCGCCGCAAGCGGCTGCCGTTGTTCCAAACGTGGCGTTCGGAGGAGGTGGCATGGGTATGTCGCCACAGGCTCGACCAATGCCGGTTCCGCCGACGCAGATCGCTCCGGTTCCGCCGGTGGCACGGCCTGCTGGTGGTGGTGGCTTCAGCACACAGATGGTCGGCGCGCCGACGCCGCTTCCAGGGCAGGTCGGCATCACGTCGGCTCCAGGTGGTGGCGGCGGCCTTCCTGGCCTCAGTGCGCTTCCGCCTGAAATTGCTGCGCGTGCTGAGCAAGCAATGGCTGGCATGGGTATGGGTATGGGCCGGCCTGGTGGCGGTGGTTTCCAAGGCGAGCGGGGCGATCGACCGCAGTTTGGCCAGTATATCCCTGAAGGCCTCGTTCAAGCCCTGATGCGGTTGCAGCAGACCAATCCTGATATTTTCCAGCGGCTGCTTGGAACTGCGATCGCCGAGCGGTTCGGCATCACGGCTGACACCGATCTTGCCAACATCTACACGATGCAGGATGCACTGAACGACTGGCGTTCTGGCGGGACGGTTCAGGCACCTGGGTATATCAACCCCGCGACAGGCGCTCCGGCGGCGGCTCCTGCTGCTGCTCCGGCGGCGATCGACCCTGTCGCCGCGGCACAGGCCAGCGGGCTTGGTGGCGCGCCGGCTCCAGCGGCACCAGCTGCACCTGCGGCTCAGCAGGGTGGCCCGTTCACTGGTGGTATGGGCGGCGGTGGCCTCGACCCGAAAGGTTGGGTTGCCAAGGCTCGTGCGCTGGCGGGAACGGACAGCAACTGGGCGCACAAGACTGCGCAGCCGTTTCAGCCGTTTGAGACGCCTGGGTTCTAATTGAGACGCCTGGGTTCTAACCCTCGTTAAAGGAACACGGCGATGCCCTGGTGGTCTACTGCCGCTGACATCTTCAACTTCGGCGGGAAAAGTAAGCCAATTCCTGTCGTTGCGCCGCAAGGTCGTAGCGAGCCAAACGTGCTGTGGGCGCCTCGCGTTATAGGGGAGTATCCGTGGCGGTCGGCGGGACGAGTTACCCAGGACTTAACGCAGGGCGTTGGTGCGCTGGTGGAGAATATATTTGCGACACCGCAAAGTCGCAGTCCGCAGCCAGCACCTGCTGGCGGTGGGGGCTTTCCTAACAGCTATCTCGACCCGCGATGGGATGAGCTGGAAGCGCAGATTGCGGGGCCAGAAGCTGGGCTGTTGAAACTTATCCGCACGCAGGGGGAACGGAGCAACAGCGATCAGGTCAACCCGCGCACAGGTGCCACGACGCCGTATCAGATCACTGCTGATACGCGGCAGAGCATCATAGCAAAGTATAAGTTCGACCCTTGGAGCAGCCCTGAAAATGCGGTCAAGGGTGCAGCGATCGTTTTGCGCGATCATGGTGGAGCGGCTAATCCAGTAGCTGCTGTCGGCGGGTATTTCGGCGGTGCGGCTGGAGCGCGCAATCCATTCTCGACGACGATCGGGGATGGCAACCTGACGATGAACGAATACGTCAGCAGAGTGCTTGGACAGAACCTGGTCAACCCATTCGACCCCAGGATGATGGGAGCCGCACAGCAGTCGTTGGCAGCTAGCGCTCAAGCCGCCAACACGCCTTATTATGCTACGCAGCAGGGCGAGCCGATGCCGGCGATGCCAGAACCGACACCTGTCCCGAAGACAGATTTCGCCGCAGCGGACGCGGCGCTGCAAGCACTACGCCCTGTCGAAATGACGATCAAGGAAGAGCGGGATATTCACTGGAAGAACTTTTGGGGTGGCCTTGGGCAAGCCATGATGAGCAGCCCTGAAGGCGAGGGACTTGGTAGTTTCTTCCTGCGTTTGGGCGGCGCGGCACTTGCTGCCAAAGGGCAAACCGGCGGCGAAATTCTGGCGAAGCGAGAAGCCTATGAAGCCAAGCTGGCCAAATGGCAAGCAGCGTTGTATGAGCATAATTTTCAAAAGGCGCAGATGCACCAGCAGGAGCTTCTGCTAGACTGGCAAGCCAATCAGCAGTATGTCCAGAAGAATTATGCGGTCGCACTTGCAAATTGGGAGAAGGGCGTGACGCCGCAGGTAAGTAGTGATGGCTCCCGTATTTCCTGGATTAAGACCAATCCGAAGACAGGAGCTACAAGCATTGCCATTGTTCCAGTTACGCCGGTGATCGCAGCTGAATATGGGATGCGCCAAGCCAACCTGTTTATGCAGGGCTTCCAGGTGCAAAATCAGGCTAACGCAGATGTTGCTGGTGTGGCGAACAGGGTGCAGGGCCAGCTGGTCATGGCACAAGCGGCGCAGACGCTGGCGAGCAATGCGCCGGATGCTGAGAAGGCCGCGGCCGCAGCTATGGGCCGGATGCCGGCGATCAACTATGCTGTGGATACGGGGCAGGTCGCCTCAGTTGTCGGGCCGGATGAATACGAGCGTATGACGGAAGAAGTCATGACCACGCTGACAGGATTGGGCTTTACACCAGGCACGAAGGAATACACCGCCGCTGCGAAGGAAGCGATGGTCGGCCGACTGCTTGGCGCGACTTCTGACCCCGCGACGCTGCAACGGCTGATGGACACGATGGGGCCAGCTGCGAACCTTTATGACACCTATGATATGTATAGGCGCCGGACGCAGCGCAGAACGGTCAAGCGCGGGAACGTAACTGAAGTCGAAGAATTCGAGGCTCCCTGATGAGTTGGGTAGAGGATTACCTCGCTAGGCAGAAAGGCCAGCGCGAGGCTGACGTTGCTTCCGACCCTGGATATATCGGCGGGTTCATCAGCAGTGCGGTCAGCGGTGTCGGCGAGATGTTCGGCATGGAGCCGTTTCCGACCGCAGAAAAATTTCGCGCAGAAAATCCGGTCAGCGGACTGATCAGTGAAATGGCCGGCATACTGGTTCCGTATGTCGGTTGGGAAGGCGTGCTGGCCAAAACGCCGCGACTTGCAGCTTCGCTAGAAGGGGCCGCAGCTCGCGTTGGCCTGGACGTGGCTAAGCAGCCGATTAAGGCTGGCGCGGTCAATCTTGCCGTGAGATATAGTCCGGTCGAACTTAGCCGGCTGGGGACTGGCTTATTCCTTACTGAAGATTGGGAGAAGTATGGCGGCCTGATGGCCGACGTTGGGCTTAGCACAATGCTGGCTGGCGGCATTGGCGGCTTGGGAGGATTTTTGAAAAGTGCGGGCAAACGAGCACCGTCGCTGGCGGGCCGGATTGCCGAGGCTCCGATCGGGTTAGCGGCGCCGTTTGAGCTGAGGATTGCGCGAAGCGGCAATGCTACGCCTGTCGGCGACGTCCCACTCGAGACGATTATTCAGCAGCGTATTCGCGAGTCGCTGACCGAGCGGCCAGCACCGATTAGTGTGCAGGGCAAGAAATCTCGGCCAGCTGCGGTTCATGCGCTGGAAGGAAATGACGCGCCGAAGGCGGTTGCTGGCGTGAACTTTCTTTTTAACCCCAGCAAGAATACTAAAGGCTTGCTTCGCCGCAAGCTGATGCAAGACGACGGAACTTGGACGCTGGGTGAGGATGGCAATGCTGAGCTGCTTGGTGGCCTGGCGTCAGGATTTAAGAAGCCGCCGCTGAAAAGCATGGATGATCTCGCCGAAAGCGGGCGCTTTGCAACGGTTGTGGACGTGACAAGTGATCGGGCGGCGGGGACGATGAAAAGGGCCGTGGAAGCCCTATCTCCGGTCGGTGACGGGGCCTTTATCGGGCGGGAAGCGGGCGACGGGCTATTCATCATCGCTCGGCGCATCAAGACTGCGCCGCCAGCACCAGTCGCTGCAAAAGGCGCGAAAGGCGCGAAGGCTGCCCCTGCACCGTCGCCGGTTGCTGCTGGTGATCAGTGGTTTGTGATCAAGACTGACAAGCCCGATCGCTTCATTCCAGGTGCGCCGAAGGCCACCAAACTGACATTTGGCACTTTTGCCAAATACAGGGAAGCGTTCCGGCCGGAAGTCAACCAGGACACAATTTTCAATCAAGTCCAGAACAGGGTTATCCAAACCTTCACCCCGCGCGAGTATGACGAAATTCGCCGAGGTGTGCATCCAGAGAAAATTCGCGCTGAGTGGACGCGGCGCATGGCTAAAGGCGGGCTGGACAAGCTGGGCTTGCAGAACAGTGAGATGCTGAACAACCTTTGGGACGAGGCATATAAGGTGATCGCCCCTTCGATGTTCAAGGGCGTCCGCAATGGGCTGTATGACCGGCTGTTTCATATGCTGCGGCTGAATAAGGAAACGGCCGAGTCGCTGGTTAATAAGCTAATCGGCGGAGAGGTTGCTGCTGGTCGCCGCCGAGGGTTTGGGGTTAGGCTCGAGCACCAAGCTGAAGTCGCGCCGGGAGTTAAGACGCTGAATAAGTTGCTGGATGAAAACCGCACTGCGCTGACGGAAAGCGACTACCAGCTGATCTATAGCGTCGGCACGGCACAGGCGCCAAAAGAGGTGTTTGCAGAGTTAACTGAAGCGGGCATGGTTTCGCCGGCAGCACGGGCCGTGCTTGACGGTATTGAGAAGCTGGACAAGTGGTATTGGGGCCAGATGCTGCCGGTGGCGAAAGCCCTTGGTCTGGACGCGAAATTTAGCCTTTTGCAGGGGCCATACATTCCCCGCCTGATGAAGGGGGATAACTATGTTCCTGTAGTGGATGCGGCCAGCGGCCAGCTGAAGTTTATCGCCAGCGGGACGAGGGCACAAGCACAAAGAGAAGCTGAGGTCTTTGTTGCAGAAGCCAAGAAGCTGGGGCTGAATTATGAAGCCAAGCCAGTAACGTCTTGGTATTCTGAAGGCAATGATTTGCTCAAGTTGCATCGACAGATGGAAGCTGCGGCGCTGTCCGACCCTCAGGTGAAGGAAGTCGCCAAAGCCGCTATGCGGGCGCTTGCGGTCGAGAATGCTGGACTCCGCGGCGGGCTGCTGAAAGGCAGGATGCCAAAAACGCTGGTTGAGGAGCGGACGGGCGTTGCTGCTTCGACTGGCACAGAGTTCACAGCCAAGGCGCTGATCAACGACCTGCAGCAGCACTATAATATGGTTGGCCGTTACCTGGGGTATCAAAGCTGGACGCAGCGGTGGATGCCCGAAGCGGCGCTGTTGGAAAAGAGCGCGCCGAAGATGGCTGAAGACTTGGCGCATCGCGGCAGGATGATGTTGGGGTATGAGGGCAAGCAAGCTGAGTATCTCAACAATGTGCTCAAGCCAATTCTTGGCCCGGCGCTGGGGGGCAAAGCGGCCAGCAAGATTGCTCAAGAAGCAAACAGCTTGATGTATCACTGGAACATTGGAATTGCCAATCCAGTGTTTGCGCTGGTCAACCTTCTTACGCCGCTGCAAACAGTAGCGCCCTGGATTGCCATGATGAAGGTCGCGCCGCACGCTGCGGACGATCTGATGCACACAGGTTTCCGGTTCGGCTCCGATGGTAAGGTTAGGGGGATTTGGAACACCCTCGATGTGCCGAAGTTGATGATGAAAGCGCTGAAAGAAATCGGCAAGCCAGGGGATGAATTGCTGGAACTGTTGGGCAGGGCGAAGACGGATGGCTCGCTGTCGCCGCAACTGTTTGAAAACTTTGCTGGGCAAGGCAGCAAGGTATCTACTGGCATACGCGACAGCTTCAACAATGCTGGTGGCGGGGTGGCCGGTGCCTGGGATGCGATGAAGAATATGGCGACCTGGGCCAGCCGCCATTCCGAGGAGTGGAGCAGAGAGTATGCGTTCACGGCAGCGTATATCGTTGGCAGGGATTTGAAAGGACTCACCGGCGAAGCGCTGTATCGGTTTGCTCAGCGCGGGACTCATGTGACCATGTATGGCTATCACGCGATGGATAGAAGCCTCATGTTCACTGGCCCGATTGGCAGTATGTTCGGACTGTTCAAGAACTGGCAGATGCACTTCATTGGCTCGATGTTCCAGTATGCGGGCCTTGGCTGGAGGGAAGGCATTTGGGCGCCGCTGATTTGGCAGTTCGCGGGAAGTCTTGCTGTAGGTGGATTAGGCGCGACACCGCTGGTATTGGCCGCTGATCAGTTGACTGATTGGTTGGACAACCAGCCGAATAGCTATCTCTGGATGAAGGAGAACTGGCATGACGCGGCCGACGAGATATATTACGGCTTCCCAGCTCTTTTCGGACTTAGCCTCCAGGCGAGCAGCGCGCTACCAGGAACTGATGTCCGCAATGATCTTACAATGCTCTCTAATTTCGTCTTCCTTGAGAGAGCCAAAGCCGCTTGGAAAGCTACTGGAGATGCGTTCGAATACGCAGACAAAGCCGGGCAAAACCCGCTGAAGAACCCGAACATACGGGATGCGCTGTTGCAAGGATACGCGCCGCGAGCGCTTTGGCGGTTGTTCTCGACCACTGAGAATGACGCGATTAAAAGCATGAGCAGCGGGTATCCGCAGGTGCGCGATGTGAGCAAGCTCGGACAGCTGGCCTACACTCTTGGCCTAAATCCAGTTGAGATAGAGGAGCAGCAAGACACTGCTAGGTATCTGTGGAAAGATCAGCAAGCCAAGCGTGCCGCTATTCAGAACCTGGGGAGTAGATTTGCTCAGGCACAGCTGGCACATGATGTGGACGAAATGCAGTCAGTAATCCGCATCGCCATCGCACAGCAAATTCCGATGAGCAGTGTGGCCCGAAGTGCTCAGACTCGTCTGCGCCGCGAACAGCAGCAAGATCTGATGAGCAAGTTCGGGACAGAGGGCTGGATGGCACGGAACGTGATCGAAGAGGATTAGAGGGGCAAATGTGTTACATATGCATATGTCATATGTGTTACATTTACCGGCCTTACCCTGACTAAGCCAACGGAACCCCAGGCCCAGCCTTAAACTTGCGCGCTCCCTTAATTTCAACTCCGCCGCAACTGACGATCGCCCGTGCCTGTATCATGTTCTCGATCATCGCGTGAACCTGAGTCGGCGGGAACCGTTGCATCAGCATTTCGATCAACGTCGCCTCGTCAGTTGCCTTGCCCGCCGCACTGTCAGTCTTAACCCGATCAAGCACATCGGCCAGTGCGACCATGCTGCCCGTTGTCGCCATCTCGATGAAGATGTTTTTCATCTGCGCCTCGAAATGGAGCAAGTCCTTAATCGCGGCTTGGACATCGTTGATAGTTACAACCAGGTTATCTTGCGTCGTGTCGCCTCTGGCAAGGCTGTGTATTACTGCTAGCTTTGCCATGTGCAGCTCTCGCCGGCTGTTGTAGCCCATCGCTAGGCGCTTCTGCGATGGCACCGGCTGTCCACCTGCTTCTACCCACCACTCTTCGTAGAGGGCAATAGCTTCTTTGCTCCAAGTCATGTAGCCGAACAAATCAGCAATGATTTTCAAATCGTGCACCAGGTCGGCTTTGAGATTATTATCTACATCTCTGAACTCGAACATTGAGCGCCGCTGGCGGGGAACGTCGAAGACCATAATGCTGCGTGACATGAAGCCCATGCCCCAGGCTTGTTCCGGCATTGTCGTCGCAAGAAAGGCCGGTTGGGCGCCGGTGAGGATACTGCAATACGGCGCTTCGAGGCGAATTTCGCCATACGACCTGGTCACGGCTTTGTGAATAGTTGGCCTGTCGTAGAGGATATTATACAGTGTCAAATGGCCGAGGTCTTGATCAGGCAAGATGCCTTGCATTTCTTCACTCAGCCCAATACATTCGTGTGACATCAGCAGTCCGCCATCGGGCGACTTGCCTTGCTGCAAGTTATCGCGCATATAGTCTTCCATCCCTGCGCGTGTGACGCTTGCCGGAATGATGCTGCGATTAGTGGCTGGAAGAAAAATGCTGCGCACGGCCATGATCGATTGAGACTTGCCGGTGCCAGGGCCGCCGACCAGTTGAATAAACAGGTTCGGACAAAGATTGTTCCCGCGAGCACGCACAGCGACTGCGTGGCGGACAGCAGTTCCCACCATCCACAGCGCCGCTGCTTTTGCGTAAAGCGGAGTTGTGTTGTAGACTTCGCTGTAGCGGCAGAAAGCCTCTACGAAGTTGCTAAGGCGCCGGCTCACGACTGGTTGTCAATGAGCAAACTTTAGCGTTGACGACTCCGGTTCGGTCAGCCAATGCAGCGGCTGGCCTGGTTTCCAAGGCACCAATCCCTCGTTCATAAAACTACTCCCGCCCTCTTTGGGCCGCTTACACCAGCGGCGTCCGACCATCATATCGCTCGGAATGACCATTTCCCCCAGGTCGCCGAAATCGACCGGCACGATTAGTTGAGCTTGCAACATTGGCGCAAGCGTGTCAAGGGCATCAATGGGGACAATGAACACGCCAGCATCATGGACTTGCGCCCGCAGATCAGCAACGTTGGGGGAGAACGGTATCAGCTGGCCGCTGCGCCCGATAAAACTGCGGGCCTCTTTGCATTGTCGCTTCAGCCAAAGACACGCGTTGATCAGCCCTTCGTTCATTATATCTCCCACCAGCGATTGCGGCTCAAAGGCGATAGCTTCACGATGAGTTGCGGGGTCGTCGGGCCTTCCCCAAAAACGCCTCTCGCGATTGAGAGCAGTTGTAAGGCTTCCTTCGCGCTGGATACGGGAAATGACGCTAAGATGCCACTCGGAAATTTCAGGGAAAGCTCGAAAGTATGTTTCCTGAAAAGACTCAAGAACCGCTGTAGGTAGCTTGAGGTGGATTGCCATTGTGCGAGGAGTTCCGTAATAATTTGTTCCATGACCACCTCGCTTGGCCATGTCCCTGTAGGAAAAGTGGCGATAATAGGGCTGCTCGGCAATAGCTTGGTCACGGTGCAAGTCTCCCGTCCAGGGCAACGAAGGCCAGTTCATTTTAGCAACAGATGTATGCAGATCGCCCGAAAGACACGCATCGATATATGCTCGGCAGCGACTGATAAATCCTACTGCGATGCTTTCGGCGGTCTTGAGGTCGAAATTGAGTATGGCATAGCCTTCAGGCGCACATATTGTTTGCCGAATTCGATCTGTAAGGTTTTGAGCGTTTGTTCCCCGTCCATAAGGATTTTGCTGAGAAGATAAGCGTCCCGTCTCAGTTCCGGTGGGGCTGAAGTTGCAACGGAGGACGCTTCCGGTCGGTTCAAGTCCTCGCTTAAAGACGCTTCCCATTTTCGCAGCTTCTCGATATGCGAGGATAGCATTGACGAAAGGGATTGCGATAGGGTAGTTGGTGCGGAGCTTTTCGAGGGCTTTGATGTCTGTGGAGACTTTGCGAGCTTTTGTTTTGCGGTCATATTCATACACCTCTGGCAAGCCCAAATGCGAGTAAAATAGTTCGGCGACGTCTTTTATACTGCGCGGGTTGACCGCCCGAAAGCCGACTGCTTCGCAGAACTGATGCAGCCGAGTCAATGCTTTGCGCTCGTCCTTTTCCAGGCTCCAAAGAAGATCGGCCAAGCATAGCTGATCGATCGGGAAGCCTTTGGTGCTTAGCTCAAGGCACAAAGCCAGGACGCGAATTTCGCGCTGGTAGGTGGCACGGTGATTGTCGTTCAGCTTACTTGCCAGCACCGGCAGCAGCTGAGCAGTGATCGCGCAGTCAAGCACATTGTAGGCCTGATAGGTGGTGAACGCATCGAGGCCTGTTGGAATAGTTCCCTCGGAGTCGATGAAGGGCATGATCAGCGCTCCTGCCAGGATATATCGGGCATCACTCGTCTGCCTTTGCATCTTTTGCGGCTGAACGCATCTGTTTCCAGCCGGGTTCGTTAAGGTATAGACTTGCCAGCACACCAAGGGCCTTCGGTAATTCTGGCTGGTAGGCGTGCTGCATGATCGCTGTGTCCTCGCGCCAATTCGCCAAGCGAATTTGGATTGGCGCATCGAGGAGATATTGGGCGTCATACAGCCCATTTTGGGTTACCTTTGGATTTGGCAATGCTGCGAAGCGTTCGACCCACCGCCAGGCCTGGACTTCGGCTGCTGCCGTTGGCCAGTAGTTTTGCTTGGCCGGATTTATTTCATACCTGTCCCAGAAGGGAATACAAATTCCCTCAGTTTGCGTCGCAAATCCGACAGTAGTAATTTGATCTGTCGGTGGGCAAGTCTCAATATCCACGCCAATAAGCTGGTCAGGGGTTGCTTGCCATCGGCGATACAGAGCTTCAATCTCGTCAAAGCTGGGATTGACCCAAAGTCGGCGACGCAGGGGAGAGGGGAGTGTCCCGTCGAGCCACATTCGCACCTTGACCAAATCAGCCCACAACAAGGGCATATTCGAGTAGAGATAAAGGATGCTCGCAGGGTGCAATGTCGCAATGGCCCTTCCGAAAGGCGAAGCGAAAAAATTGCCCCTGTATAGTGTAATCGCATCGTCACCTGTGAGCGCCCACAACGCTGTCGCGCCCATTGCAACGATGAGATCGGGTTGGATAGCGCGCAGCCGTTTGTGCAACTCGGCGATTTGCCATTGGTGCTCAGGACGCAAGTATCGTTTCTTGAGTGGAGCAGTTGTGGTCGGCGGGGCGTAGCCATATTCACGCCTCCATTCTGTCTTGTTTAGCGTCCAGGTCTTGTCGGCTAAATCATTTTCCGGTGGGCGTTTTAGGAAAGTGTTGAGAATAAACCACTCGCGCCGGTCAAGTCCCGCCGAGCGCATGACATCGGACAGCATCTTGCCAGCGTTGCCGACAAACGGGATACCACAGGCTTCCTCTTCGGCGCCTGGGGCCTCACCGAGGATTACCAGCTTTCTTCCGTGCGAGGGTAGCACAGTCGGGAGCGTGAGCATCTCCGACCCACGCAAAGCAGTCAGGGCAGCGGTGATGGTCTGTGGCCTCGACTGGTTGGACGAGACTGTCGTAGTCGTCTTCGGCTGCTGCGTAAATTCCTGTTCCATTAAGCCTGTCCACAATAAGAGTTGCATATCCGGCGATGTCGAGCCAGTTATCGACGTAGTTTGGGTCGCCGTTGAGGATGCGTGCTATCTTGTCCGCGATCACTCGTAGGGCTTGTCGCTGGTCACTTTGCAGTTTCATCCAGCCCGGCCACGCTTGCATCGTTATGATCAGGGTGTCGGCGATATTTGCGTGACTGTCGAAGCGGCCATAGCGACTGCCGCGCTCATTAAGTGTTTCCCTTACATCAGCCATCATTTTCTCCTTCATTGCCCAACACACGCTGGAGCAGGAATTTCGCCACATCAGCGTTGCTGGAGTCAAGCTCAATCCCAAGGACTCGGCCGGCGCCAAGTTGTTTGGCAGCTGCAAGCGCGCTGCCGCTTCCACAGGTAGGGTCAAGAACTGCTGTATGCTCGTCCACGAACATTCCAAGAAAGTGTTTCAGCATAGCAATCGGCTTTTGATTAAGGTGGAGCTTTTCGTCGATCGGACAGTCAAGCACGTCTTTGTCGATCTTGACAATCTTCCTGTCGCCCCGGCTGAACATCAGCGCTGTTTCATACACATGGCGAGGTCGGCGCTTGGTGTCAGCGGCGATGCCCTGATAGCCCTTGCTCCAGATGAATGGGTGGGGTTGGATGAGCGTCCAGCCGGCACCTGTGAATTGATCGACTGTCCACTGATAGTAGGACATATCGAACCAAATCAGGCAATGCGCGGCGGGAAACGCTAAGCGTTCCTGTAAGGCTAGGAAGCCCTCGACAAGGGCGAAATAGATGTCGGGATGATCAGCGTAGATTGGGGCGATGTGCGTCTTGCCTGTTCGGCGGGTTCGTGCGCCGGAGTAGTTTTTGCCATACGGAAAGTCAATATGCAGCACGTCGAATTTTGGGCCATCATACGTCTCGGCCCATTCGAGGAAGTCAGCATTGACGATAATGTCGCTCACCAGTTCTAGCTTGCGCTGTGCGTCAAGGAGCGCTTTTGCTTGCTTGCCTTCCTTGAGAGCCTGAAGACTTTTGTCAATATCATCTACAGTCTTTGCGGCGAAATCGACCGTTTTCAGGTTGGCAAGCAGCGCCCTTGTCCGCTCCTCTTTTGTTGCATCGGCTGGCAGGTTGACGGGAAGCACGCTCGCTTTGATAGTCGCCGCGTCCAGCAGCCCACGACTTTGCGCCGCAACTTTGTTCCTCTCGGCGCGGCCAACGATCAGGTTAAATGCGCCGTTGAACGTTGGACAGGAGAATACATCGGCGTCGTCTTTCTCAGCATACACCGCGAGTATCCGGCTAATGTAGGACTGAGAGAGGCCAAGTGCATCAGCAGTTCCTAATTGCGTCCAGCCCTTATAGGCTGCAAGCCGCATATCATGGTAGCGCCCGATTGCCTTGACTTCCTCTTGCCAGCTCAGCTGTTTGCGCGCTAGGTTTTCCTGCAACTCGGCCTCAAACCGCGCTGCGGGAGGCAGTTGCTCGAAAACTCGACAGGGGACGGTGGTGCGTTTTAGCTGACGGAAGGCGTCAAGCCGACGCTCGCCGGCGACAAGCGTTCCATCAGTGTGGATGATGATAGGATTTAACAGCCCAATGCGTTCGATGCTTTGGACAAGCTGCGTGTCGGCCTTGGCGTTTTCACGCTGACGATCGGGCGGCACTTTGATGTCGGCCAGGGGAATGACGACAATCGGAGGTAGAATTTCGGGTTGTGCTGGCTGCTCGGACACGGACTGCTCCCCAAGGGCAGGAGTAGAGAAGAAAAGTGGCAGACTTTGTGGCGGTCTGCCAGCGCCTTGCAGCTACGCTGCGACAGGATTATCGAAGCGAGTGAAGATTTGCTCCGGGTTGTCCTTGCTCGCTTCCTGCTTGGCCTCGATCAGGAACGGTCTTCCGCTGCCGGCGAGGGCTTCGGCCGCCTCGATGAGGTTGAGTTCCTCACTGATGTCCATGCTCTTGCAGAACTCGGTAAAGCGGAACCGCGCATCAGGGCTCATCCAGAAGTCGATGGCATACTCCTTGTCGGGGAGTCCACCAGCGGCTTCAAGCTCGTCCGCGTCCACATCGTCACCGGCTGCGACGAGCTTGAACGGGAACCGCAGAGCAATGTTGCCCGACTTGGCCTTGTGCTCTTTGGCGGGGCCGGTGATCAGGGCCTGGTAGTGGCCGGTCGGGATAGGCTTTGGTCGTTCGACCTCGCCAACCTTGACATTTGCCAGTTCAGAGAAGGATGCGCTCATTTGAGTGCCTTTCGTAATTTGATGGCAGGAGTGGCTTAATTCAGCCGTGGTCGTCGCCATCGTTGCTGCTAGGTATGGGGCCTAGCTCCCCTTTGTCAGGCGCTACGCGCCCTCCAATCTTATTGTCGCTGTGCGCCATCAGCTCGCTGTGCGCCATCAGCGCAGCTATTGCTGCCTTCAGGCCGTGCCACTGCACACACGCAACAGCATACTGTCTGCTCTTCAGATGCGTGATTTCGTGCTGCGGCGCGGCGTCGATGCTGCTTTGCTCGGTGCGAACTGCGTTCCAGAACTCGCGAACAGGAAGGTTGCCAGATCGGCGATCTTCCAGCGGCCCGATGATCGACCAGTGCGAAAGCTCGACCGACATTGCCTCGTAGGCAAGGTCAACAAGCTCATCGGGAATGTCGGCAGCAGCAGACATTAGCTTAGCGCAAGATACGCTGCGACCACGAACGTCAGCAGATAGACTGGCGACGCGCCGTTGTTCAGCGTGCCTGTGTCAATCCAGCAATAGACGAACGCGCCGGCTGCGATGATTGCGGCGATCAGCAGAAGTAGGTAAAGGCTCATTTCAAGTCTCCTATTTTCTTGCCGGTAATGGCCTCGAAGATGTCCTTCCAGCCCGTTTCGATGGGCAGCGTTTCAGGCATGGGGACAGCAGTTTTCAGCGCGAGCAAGCCATCCTTGTCTGTGCGAAAGACTCGCTTGCCGCCGCTAACACTTATGCTCACCATGTTGTCGAAATACCGACCGAGCTTCGGGCCGAGCTTGCTACCTAATGCTTCGGGGTATAGCTTGGCCGTTCCCTCGACATTGGTGATATGCGTGTTGAGAATAACGTGGCACTTGATCACGCTAGAGCTTAGGATGCCAACCCACTTCTCCAGGTTTTCCATCGCTACGCCATAGTGCTGAATTTCGGGATGGCCCATGCCTTTAGCGTTGGCTTGCATGACCATCTGGAGGCACGTCCTTCCGGCCATGCTGTAGCTATCGACAACCAGCACGTCGCGGGGCGTCCATTGCAGCAGTGGTGGAATGTCGGCGCCCCAAAAGTCCTTACCGCCCTTGTCCAGAGCATCCATCGCCCGTTGGAATGCTGGCGCTTTGGCGATGCCAATTCTGCCAGCGACAAGTTTCAACTCGTCGGTCAGCTTATCAACATAGTGGACATTAGCCAGCTTGGTTTTGTCTTTGACGTAGCCTCGCAGGACGCTAAGGCCGTTGTCAAAGTCAAGAAAGCGCACGTTGAGGCCCGCGTCGATCAGGGACGCTAGCGCGCCGGTCTTGCCGGAGCCGCTGTCGGCAGCGCAAATTGCTTTGACGACAAGGCAGCTTTCATGCTCGGTCATGCTTGGCACTATTGACCTCCTGCAACGCGCGATTGATACTTTGCCAGCGGCGCAAGCGCGGCGATAATTTTGCCAGAGTTCTCGACTACCGCGAGAGCGCTGGCGTAATTGAAGATTTCCAGCTGCTTTAGCTGGAGCACGGCATCGTGTTTGGCTGCATCGAGCGCAGACGCAAACACAGTGCCATCGCTGGCTTCATATGCTGTTATTTCCTTGACCATTGGAAGGCTCCAAGTTGAGGACTAAACACAGGTTACATGGGACGTAGTTGTCGCCTTTGAGGACTTTGCCGCCATCGTCATAAATCGGCTGGCCGTTCTCGTCAACCTTGGTGAGGTTGGACGCGTGAACTTCCTCAAAAGCGAGATTGATTTCTTCAGGGCTTAGGCCAAGCTCCAACAGCCAGCCCACGGCGACGTAAATCGTATCAAGCAAGCCATCGATCGTCTCGACCAGGTCGCCGGCTTCGTTTGCCTCAAAAGTTTCCTTGACTTCTTCAGCAAGCAAGCGTTCTCTCAGCAGCCGGCGGTGAGAGGATAGCTGTTGGATAGGGCCAGCACCGCCAGGCATTTTGAACAGTCGGTGAAACGCGAAGACTTTGTGTGGCCAGCTGTCATTCGTAAGCGAGGCCCTGATGCGGTTGAGGATATGGAAGGCGTCGATTGTATCTTGCTCGTTCTCCCAAGCATTGCGCTTGGGCAGCGTGCGCGCCGGATGCAGCTCCTGAGCGCGGGACATCGCTTTGCTAAGGGTCATTTGCCGATCTTTTCCACGTTGACGTTGAAGAGGCGGGCAATGAGGCCGCCAGCCTTGTCGCGGAAAATGTTGGCGCCTGTCGTTTCATCGACCTCGAATGTATCCGCTTCGATCTCGCGGGCTTGGTCAGGATGATTGATCGGTTCGACGCGAAATTTGCTCATGAGAACTACTCCTTATTGCTTAGTGGATTGTTCACTAACTGTCTCGACAGCTTTGAGATAGAAGCCTGGATAATCTTTCTCAATCCAGTCCTTGATATTCGCCGTGATTGTTGCGATCTCGGTTTCCATGCTCTCCGGCGGGAGGAGCATATTAATGCCGTGCTGTATCAGGTGCCACGCAAGCAGTTTGTTGAGAGCAAGCAGGACGCCGCGGCTCTTGGCTTCAGTATTGAATAAGCCTTCGGCGATGCAAGCATTGTAACCGCCATCGCCGCGAAGCAGCCGGTCAGCCTCAAACATTGCCTCGAACATCGCGACCTCATAGGGCGATTGCGGGTCAGCTGGGTCAGAGTATTTCATATCACCCTTTAGCGATTTCTCAGTGGGTTCCATCCTGGCTTCCGTTCGTAGTATAGGTCGATGTAGCGATCGCGGTATTCAGGCGGTTGTTTGCATACCTGCTTGAACTCGCAGAAGTAGCAGCTGGCCGTGTTCATCGGGTAGTGACCTGTGTCGAAGGCGCGCTCAGCTTGTTCGCTTACATCAGTCAACAGATCGAAGTATTCCTTGATCTGGCCTGGGGTGCGTGTAGTCGGCGCCCGGCTGAATTGGGCCGCGCCGACCTGCAGGGCAACACCGTCAATCCAGACACCTTTGACTGGCTGGTTGAGAATGACTTGTCCAGCGACTGTATAGCCGGTCATTTGGTGCGCCAGCTCGAAGGTGTCAAAAAATTGTCGCGTGAGGGATTTGGTGGTCTTGTAATCGCTGGCCCACAGGGCGCCTTCAAAACTGACTGCGCGATCGATATGGCCGCAGAGCAGAAGCGGGTGGCCGGCAATTTCGAGCGGCAATGGGACGCGAAAGGATAGCTCGACTGCTGGCAAGCCGCTTGGAAGGATGAGGGTGGTGAGCGGGTCGCTGCTGTAGTGGTCGAGATACCAAACGACAGCGCGGGCCAAATGGTAGCGGGTGCGAATTTTGCTGTTGCGTAGGGCGATGCCATCGTCAGCATCGTCGGTCGCTTCCTTCAGCTCCTCGATGTCGTCGTCAGTCGGCAGGGCTGCAAAGGCTTCCTGCGCGACTAGCCAGCGCATGGTCGCAAGCAGCGCCTCGTCGTGGCTGCTGCCACCGGCACTGGCGCGGTGATAGACCTCAAGTGCGCTGTGGAACAGAATTCCGAATTCGAGGGCGATGGCATATCCAGGTGCCTTGGGGACAAGGCCATCGAGAATAAGGTATTTGTAGCGCCGCTTACAGGAGAGGAAGGCGGTAAGGCTCACCGAGTCCCAAGCGAATTGGATTTTGGTGCCAGCGATGAACTGGTTGTCCGGCTCAAGATTGCTGGTGATGATCTTATCGTCGAGGCTCATGTCTTTGGCTCCTCGAGGCTTAGCTTAAGCGAGGCCAACAGCGCGGCTGTGTTGCGGGCCTTTTCATCAGCCGTGGCTTTGGCCTTGCTCGTAACAGCTTTGGGCTTGGCGGGCTTATCCGGCTTGCCGGTTTTGATGTAAAGCTCGCGGCGCCGCCGCAGATCAGCGATGATCGCTTCGACCTCATCATCGGTCAGGTCAAGTGTCGGTTTGGAGAGAAGGGCATAGGCATCAAAGCCTGTCTCGGTTTCATTCTCTGCTGACATCGTTGGCTCCTAATGAGGTTTGCATCGGGCCGCCACTGGCTTGCTCGACTGCGGCTTGCACGTCGCTCTGGATTTTGGCTTTGACGCCCTGGGTGCCTTCGGCCTCGTATTTCGCCAGCATTTCCATGACGATAAACCTGACAATGGTAGATAGCGGAAGGCCGGTTGCAGCCTTCAGCTTGGCACCGGCGCCGATGGGCAGCCGAATTGTGTGTGTTTGGTCTGCGTTCATGCTCATGTTTGCTCCCCCACCTTGCGAGCTTCGCTCGCGTCCACCTGAATAGGCATCTTGCGCTTGAGCAACGCAAAACTCTTTGGCCGGCGAGGAAAAGAGTAGATATGCACTGGAAGGCCAAGGCGGCGGGCAGCTTTGTAGATCGTCGCCTTGAAGATGCGCGGGTTGTTGGTGGTCACTCGAAGCCCTATCTCCTGCGCGTGAACGTCGCGGATGAGGCTGTCGGCATCGAAATGTGCCTCGACTTTTGGAATAGCAACCTCCGTGCAGGGCTACGCCCTGCTTTAGCACCGTTTAAGTGGAGGCTGCCGGCAGGGAGAGAACTGGCAGCCTCGACTGAAAAGGTGCTAGAGGTGGTGGGGGAGGGTTGGGTTCCACCACCTCTAGCCAGAACTGGCTTACGCCGGCTCTGTTTCCTCCTCGCGGGTTGCCGCGGCGAGATCGACGCCGGACAGATCGAGACCCTCGGAAGCCGCACGAGCCTTCTCGGCAGCCTTGACGATCTTGGCGCCCTCGGACATGAGGACATCCTTGTTCGCCGTGAAGATCTGGTCGATGAGCGGGTCGAGGTCGAAGTCGCTCGGCTTGCCGCCGTTCTCCTTGATGAGGGCGATCGCCTTGGCGCGAGCGATCTTGCGGGCTTCGCGCTCGACAGGGTCGGTGACACGCCGCTCGCCGGTGCCAGCGCGCCGAACACCAATCTCGTAGTCGGCGAGGTAGGCTTCGACGATGGCCTGGGCTTCCTCGGCAGTCCAGGGACGATCGTTCTCATCGGGGTTGCCCTCGACGAGCTTCTTGCGAAGGTTGTTGCTGAGGTTTTCAGCAATGACCTGATTGAGGGCAGACGCCTCGCCTTCGGTCAGCTCGTGCGGGCCAGCCGAATAAGGCTGGGGAACCGACACGACGAACGTCGGGCCATCGGTGCTGCCGATGCTGCGCTCTGTGCGCGGGGTGGATGAGTCGAACTGCATTACGGTGGCTCCTTTCTCATCGCGGCGGAATTGCCGCTTTTGTGGGCCATTGTTGGCGTATCACAAAGAACACCGACTCGCAAGCCCTTTCTGCTGGTTATCCACAGAATGATCGCGGCGCCAATCGGTTTCAATTTGCAACTAGATAGCGCCGCCCATTAGCCTATACGCCTGACTTCACACTCCAAGCCAAGTTCAGTGTAGTGCTTAAGTGCCTGTTCCATGCCGGGCGACCAGCCTCGATCGACGTAGAATGCGACAAGAGGTGAGGCGAAGAGTGCAGCGTTGGCTAGGGCTGACCAGCTTGCTGCTAGGCCCCAATGGTAGCCGATGCTGATGCCGGCATGGCGCTCGGCCTCGTCGGCGTCATCGAGGAATTGGGGGGCGAAGAGGTGCGAGGCAAACGGGGTTTCGCCGCGGCCAAAGCTGTCAAGGCAAGCGCGCTTGGCATACTCGACGTTGGCTTCGATGTCGCCAGCGTAGGGCGACTCGATTATCACCAGGCGTATCATGGAAGGCACTCCTCGCTGCAAAAATGCACCCAGTCCTCGCCAATCTTGCGGCACGACCAGCCTTCGTCTTTGGCGCCTTGCCAGCTGCCAGTGAAGTCGTCGTCACCAGTGAAGACTTCACCACAACTATCGCAGGTGAATATGTGGTCGCCATATTGTCGCTCGTGGGTCATGCTCAATACCTCTCTGGCGACATCTTGAGCCACGTAATAAACAGGCCCAAAGCTACAGTTGCGGAAAAGACGAAAGCTGTGAATGAATACCACGCGCTGTTGTCTAGGTAAAAGGCGAGGTTTATTCCAGCCAGTGCTGCGACGCCGGCAGAGAGTAGCAGTATTTTGGTGTTGGAAGTCATTGTCAGGCTCCTTGTTTTAACTTCGCGAGTAGGTTTGCTGTGTTTGCGGCCCGCTCGGCGGCGGAAATTTTCCCACGGCGGGAACGGCCTTCAGCTCGCGGCGACCGAGGAGCTGGTTCGGGCCAAGAGCCGCGAGTGCATAGGGTTGGTCGCCAATCAATGCTGATTGTTGTATCGCCGGCGAGGGCCATTTCGACCGCAAGGCGAGCCAAGTCGGGCCAGAAGCCTCGAGGATAGCAGGACGTGTTGGCGGCTGGAGCAAGCCGCCGCCACGCAGCTTTGAGGTAGTCTTCAGCGCAAGTTGGGGTCATTGCTCCGGCTCCTCCATTTTGTGGGCTTTGCGAAGGGCTGACGACATCAGATCATCGACGAAGCTGTTGACTTCATCGGGCTTGAGTTCGAGGTCGGCGCTAGTGATGCTGTGGATGATGTCGTCGGAGGAAGGCGCGGAACGCGCAGCAGAATTAGCAGACTCGAAATCGAGCGTGTCGGTCATTTCTTCTGGCAAAGCAGGGCGGATGAGGGGCAGCGGCTTGCCATCAGGTAGGCGGCTGTAGATGATCGGCAGCTGGCCGGTGCCTTCCGGCCCAGGTCGCCATTCGCCGACAGTAACAAGATGGTATTCGGGTAGGATGAATTGAGCGAGCGCCTTGTCGCTTCGGCGCCTGATGCGGTAGAGCCGACCGGCAAGAGAGCGTGCGTCTTCCTCGCTGATCGGCTCGATTATGATGAGGCCGTTGGTGATCGCAGCGTCATAGATTTGGAATAGAAAGGCTCTGGGCCAATCCGTCGATGCTGTTGATGTCATGCGCGGCGACCTCCGAAGCCAAAGATTAGCAGTAGGAGCAGAAGGAGCAGAAATGACATGGCTGCGCCGCTTGCCCACGGCAGCATGACGAGGAACAGAATGACCCAGAAGATGATTAGGACAGCGATCATAGCGGCTGCTCCTCAGTAGCGGTTGTTTCGAGCAAAAGTGCGTTGCGCTCATCAATGGCTGCTTGAGCGGTTTCGGCCAGCGCGGTGAGTTCGTCGCTTACGGCCTCGACGATCAGATCATCGATGAGGTGAATTAGTGCCAGTGTGCGCTGCTCGTCTAGCTGCACCTCGACTGCGGCGTGCATTTGGTTCCTGCAGTGGACTTTGGCGTAGAAGGGCTCATCAGCCCCGCTCCACCTGCGGGCGATTTCGATACGAGTGATTTCCATGATAAGTCTCCGGCGAAGAGTAGGCGCGCACTGCGCGCCGTTTATTTCTTGCTGCTGCCTTCGGCAACGGCGGCTTCGGCGATCAGCTCAGCTTCCGTCTTGCGCTCGATCTCGCCGAGGGGGCCTTGACGAGGTGTTTGTGGAAGCGGATCGACTGGAGCTGGGGAAGCTTCGGCTAGCTTGCGCTCGAGGTCGGCCTTGTTGTCGTCCGTCTCGATTGCGACGCCGACAGCTTTGGCTTGGGCGAGCAATTCGGCCTTTGTGGGGCCTTTATGTGCTTTGGGCATTTGAGGTCTCCTTTAATAAGGCGGGGTTGCTGTTCTTTGCCCCGCTAGAATAAGGGTAGAATAGCTGGTGGGGCGCGTCAAGGCTTCTTGGCGGGCGGCGGCGCTTCCTTTGCCAGCATCCGGGCATGATCGGCCTTGTCAGCCAATTCGTCTCGCATCCTGTCCCATGCCCGATCGGCTGTCCGGTCGTAGGCGTCGGCCCAGGATGCGTTCGAGTGCCGGTCAAGGTAGTCGGCGACTTCTCGCTCGTGCGCGCGAATGAAATCTTCTTTGCTCATCGTTTTTCTCCTGCTAGTGAGTAGCTGACGGGAACAAGCTCGCCGTCCCAAGCAGGAAAGCGAACCTGACCGCGCCCATCAGGTAAGATGTCGATCTGTGCCTGTTTTGGCGCGTCGATGTGGAAGACTGGTTGTTTGGGCAGCGTGTGCCAGTGTCCATCGGCGGGGATTAGGGCTGTTGGCATTTGGTGGCTCCTTTCTCGGCTAGACGTAGGAGTGTGCGGAGGTCGTCTTTGCGAACATAGGCGCAGGGATACGGTTTATGCTCCGGCAAATGCTCTTGCATCGTCAGCGCCTTGTCTAGACGAAGCACAGCCTCGCGTTCATCTGTGGTCATTGCGGCTCGTCCCATCGCTTGAGCGCATCAGTAGCGAGCAGGGCGGGCGTAGGTTCGTGACCCCATTTGCCGGTTGTCGCGTGAGCCATGACGCGCACGGCACACCATTTAACGAGCGAGCGCGGAAGCGCCCATGCGATTGCGATTGTCAGCTTTTCAAGTCGGCTCATTCCTCATCACCTTTCTGTGCGCGGCAATACGGGCAGCCGCATTTCGACCCGTCCAGTTCTCCGTTTTTGTCTCGACCGCATCCGTCAGGGCAGCCCGTGTTCAAGCCGCCGCATGACTCGCAACTATCCTCACTCATGCGGGCCTCCCTCTGCCAGAGCGGCGCAACCCATAACCTCCCCGTCGGAGAGCATCCCACCACGTTCACGCGCCTCGGCAAGTAGCTGCTTTAGCGCCCCCTCCAGCTTCTCCACCCTTGCTTGGAGTGCGGCCTTGGCTTCCACCAATTCCTTTTTCACGAAAGCCATGTTGGCTGACGTATGTGCCATTTCGCGTTCGTATTCACGAACCGCATCAATCAGCCGCTCAACAAGGTCAGTCGTTTCCATTGGGTTGCTCCTTGAGCTTGGCGAGGAAGGCGCGGCTCTTATGAGCGACCGGCATTAATACATTGTCCGCAAGGCTCGGCAGCCGCTCGCGGAGAATATTCGACGCTTCTTCGATAACGACGGCGCTCTCCTCCACCACCCGCTCCGCTTCGTCGAGAAGGTCGGCGGCTTCGTTTGCATCCTCACCGTGACCGTAGCCGTGGTATAGCTTGTAAGTTCGTCGCAACCTCTCCTGTATCGTCATCACGATGCGTCTCCTTTGACTTTGGCGCGGAGGGCGGCGACTGCTCGCAAGGCAGCGGCGCAAACTGCTCTGGCTAATATTTGTTCGCGGGGGGCGACTTCACTAGGGACGCCCCAATACTCTGTCGGCGGGTTGGTTGTTGTGTCGGAGCAAAGGCAGCAGCCACTAAGCCCATCTGCGGCAATGTCCGACAGCGCGACCAGCATGAACGGCTTTGCCAGCGTCATGGCGGCGTCGAGGGAAGCGGTGAAGGCAGGCCAGCCCATCCCGGAACGGCCATCCTTTATCACCATGCCGGGGCGCATAAGGTCGCGCTCAAACAGCCCGAACGCCACCCCAATGTCGCAGTCCAACTCCCGGTCAGGCCCCGTCGCAGCCTCGCACCGCTCCGCCAATCTCATCAGGTCGTCAGGCATCGGTTGCTCCTATTTTTGCCGCGGCAGCTTCAGCTGGTTGCGCGGCGGCTGAGGGAAGTTGCCGGTGGAGGCCTCGATCTAGGGCGGATTGTGCGCCGTTGACGAGGACAAGGCAGCGTTCAGCTCGTGTCTTGGCGACGTAGATGAGGTTGGCTTCTTGCTCTAGCTCCCATTCGCTTTTAGCTAGATGGAAGGGCATATAGTCGCCGTAGCCGAGGATAAAGACGCGGCTCCACTCGCGGCCTTTGGCTTTGTGGACGGAGGATAGGACGACACTGCTTTTGCTGATGTCGTCGCCGAAGAGGTCAGCGAGTAGGCCGACAAAGTGATGCCAGGATGCGTCGGTGCCGGTGGCCTCGATTGCGCGTTCGATGATGAGGCGAGTTGCGTCGATCTCATCTTCTAGAAGGGCGATGGCGCTTTCAGGCTTGTTGCGAGAGACAAGCCGACCGATCTCGCGTTGTTGGTAGTCGTCGAGAGCGAGAAGTAAGTCGGGGAGCGGGGTTGAGGCGTATAGTGGCTCGGCCTTCTTCGCGTGCTCCTCGAGGCGTTGGCCGATGTCGCGGCCCTCGATCTTGGCGCGGACGCCTCGGCGCAAGAGGCCAAGGCAACAGGCGACGTTAGGCTTGTTGAGGCGACAAAGGATGGCGTCGCCCGGCTGGGGAAGGGAAAGGAAATCAGCAGACTCGAAGTCGATCGAAAGCACTTGGCCTTCGGGCGCATTGGGCCGAGCTTGGATGCCTGGGACTTGCTCTTGTGCGGAACGGATGATTTCAGCGTCGCATCGCCAGCAGATGGAGAGGGGCAACACGCGTGCAGCTGCGCGGGCGGTGATTTTGCTGAGAGAGGCAACGTCGGCGCCGGTGAAGCCGTAGATGGCTTGATGCGGGTCGCCGACTGCAATGAGCCGGCCGCCGGGCTTGATGCTGCGAAAGGCAAGTTCGCGCCTCGTGGCGTTGATGTCTTGGGCCTCGTCAAGCAGCACATTATCGTAGAGGGGAATGTTGAGGTTGAGCAACAGAGGCAGATAGATCATGTCGTCGAAGTCGATGCTGTTGGTGCGCGCGTTGCTGGCGCGAAGCAGCTTAATGCTCCATTCGATGATCTCGTCTAGGGTTGTGTTGCCTACAAGCTCGCGCTCGATGTCGAAATGATCGGCGAGGCGTAGCCATTCGTCCTCATCATCGATAGCGGGGAAGGACTCGACAGTTGACTGCAAGCCGAAGCCGAAGGCTTTTGCCATGCTGGTAAGGTTGCGGATTTTGCCGAGGTTGCGACGTAGGTCGTCGTCTTGATGGACTCGGTTCTCGACCATATCGGAGAGCATGAAGGATAGCTTGCCGCTGAGGGTTTTTGCCTTCATGCCAGAGGAGCGAAATGCGCCGAGGCCGTGGGAATGGACTGTGCTGATCTGAGTGCGGGCGAGGATGGATAGGCCAAAGCGTTTGCCAGCTTTGGCCTTTAGTTCCTCGGCAATACTGCGGTTGTAGGCCATGAATAGGCTGTCGCCCTGAAGACGCTCGAGGCCGTCGAGGAGGGTGGAGGTTTTGCCGCTGCCGGCCTTGGCGTCGATCACGAGGTTGTCGTTGGTGTCCGCTAGGGCAGAAAGGATAGCTAGTTGCTCAGGTGTGTGTTGCATTGCATGGGGCCTTTCATTTAGTTGGCGCTGTTGGCTGGTGCCGGCGGGGTAGCTGCGGCGAGGAATTTCTCGCGGTTGAAAGCGGGATACTCCGCGGCGATCGAGCCGGCGAAAGCGAGAGCGACTAGAGCTACGCGCTCGGGCGCGAGCGGGAGGCGGCGAATGGTTCGCGCGATGAGGATATAGTCGCGGCGGGTCATGCCAGGTCGCCGATTGTATCAAGGCGCTGGCTAACTAGCATCAGGATGCCGTAAGCCTTTAGTGGCCTGTTGAATGTGAGAGTCAAAGTGGCCTTGTCCTCGCCGGTGTGTAGATCGGACACTTTGAGTTTGCGCTTAGACATTGCTGTTCTCCTGTTGGGCGCGAAGCAGCTCCTTGCGCCAATACGCCGCTCGCGCCTCGAAGAAGCGGCGATTGAATAAAGCTGCAAGAGTCATTCCATTGAAAGAGGCAGCGGCACGTTCGCTTGCTTGGATGGCGAGGCGACAGTGCTGCTGAGTGAAGGGGCCGGTCATGAGCGCGCTGCTTTCGGCTTGCATTTGCCTTTGGAGATGGCGTTGGCGGTTAGCTCGCGGGCGCGATCGGCGGCGCCGGCTCCGGTGAATGTTGCTAGAATGCGCTCGCGGGGAGCGGGCCGCATTTGGCCTCGGCGTTGCGGCAGCCATGTGCGGCGAATGACAACCCAGCGAGTTGCGGCGTGTGGTAGGCAGAGCTGCCACACGCCATCAACCTGATGTTGGGGTTCAGCGGAGTAGGTGACTTTGCTCATGACAGCATTGGCACCACTAGCACTGGGTTTCGACAAACTTGGCTCTGCGCTCGTCCAGCTTTGCGAGCAGCTCGTTCATGGTCTCGAAGTATTCGGGAAACCGCTTCTCGATTGTGCTGCGGAGCATCAATAGCTCGTCATGAAGGAAGACGAGTGCGAGGATTACGCAAAGGTCGGGCGCGGGAGCTGCGCCGGTGATACGCAGGAGAGCGTCCATGCTCTCCTTGGCCGCGTGCTGTGCGACCTCAAGGCTGACTTGGCGGATGGATGAAGATGGCTGTGGCATTGTAGCTCCTTCGTTGCGCGCTACGGGCGCTCCTCTGTTGGCAAGGGGCCGATCAGGCCTTCGTTGATGCGTTCCATTTCGGCTGCGCCGGCGGCTTCGTCAACGGCGGCGCAATAGGCGCCCCATCGATCAGCTGCTTCGGCCATGCGGCGCATTTCAGCCCAGAAGCGCTGAAGCTGGTGAGGCTTAAGGGTGCGGGTGGCGTCCTCGACGATGCGTTGCCAGACGGGCAGGATTTCCTGCCACTTGGGCGTGAGGTCGATGTATTGCATGATGTTAGGCTCCTTGGTTGTCATAGGTTTGCAGGGCTGCGATGAGGCTGCGGCGGGTGGCTGGTTCGAGAGTTACAACAGCAAGCTCGCCGCCGTTGTCTTTGACACTGAGCAAAACGTTGCTGCCGCTGCCTCGGACGAGCTTGATGAAAGGAGGGTTGGTGTCCATGTTGCCAAGCTCAAGTGGAGTGATGGTTATCTCTGGCATCAGTTGGCTCCTTTGCGGGCGGCCGACTCGAAGGCATCGAGCAGCTGATATAAATCCTTGCCCTCGCAGTGGAGGGCTTCACGCCAGATGTCGTGGAGGATGTCGGAGGAAGGATAGGGGTTGCGGAAGGTGCGCGGGAACGGCTCGTGACAGGCACCGTCGATGTAGGCATCGCGAGCTAAGTTGCGCGCTTCCAAGATTGCCTCGTTGTGGGTGGTGCGGGCCGGCTCGATGAACGCGGCGCCGATGAGGAGCCAGCGCTCGTTGGTGAGCGGGAGGCGGATGGCGTCGAGGGCTGGACAGATCATGACGCGGCCTCCGATGCGGGCGAAGCCTGCAGAAGCAGCTCGGCTTGGCGCGGGTTGCGGGCGAGCCATTCGGAAACCCATTGATCGAGGTTGGCTTCGACGCGGGCGTTGGTGATGTTGAATTTGGCCGCGAGGTTGTAAAGCGCAAACATTTCGCGGACGTGGACGTTGCGAGCGGCGACCGCTTCGACAACGGTGAGTGGGTGTAACATGGTGGTTGGCTCCTTTGCTAGTTACTGGCGGCTGGAAGCCGCAGCGGGCGTTGCCCGCCATGATTGGGCGTATCATAAAGGGGGTGAGATTTCAACGGGGTTGATGAGTAATTGGTGGCTTGCTCCGCCCGCTCCGCTTGCTCCGCTAGTGGCGGATAATCGTGTCCGGTCGGGCGTGTGTTACAACTGGTGGCGCCCTTCGGCTGGTCGAGGCTTGCGAAGCGAGCCGCTGGTGGCTCTCTACCCTTCTGAAAAAAAAAAATTTCAAAGGGAGGGAGGGTAACACGCGCCTTAGCCTGATCGGTGCTTAGGCTGGTAAGACCCGCGAAGCGGGTCAGGGTAAGGGGGCCAAATGTAACACATATGCATATGTCATATGTAACACATAATCGGCCCTTAACCTCGGTCGGGGGAAGCGCGGCCTCCAGTTGTGCTACATAGCCGGATGGACACGATTATGTCCGGCTAGTGGAGCTAGTGGAGCTAGCGGAGCAAGCCCGCCTTCGGCGGTCAAAGCTGCAAGAACAAAATTTCCCCACAGCTCGGCGCCCTTCATGTTCGCGGCGGCGGAGGCGGGTAAAAGAAAAGGGGGCGCGGCAAGATCGCTCTCACCGCGCCCCCAAATACGCTTACTTGGCTGCTTTCTTGAACGCAGACAGATCGAGCTTCGGCGCGGTGATTTTGGCTTCTGCCTTCTCGCGCGCCTTGCGCCGCGATGCAAGCTGGTCGTCATACCATGCCTCGACCGCTTCCAATGCGGCTTGCCGATCGCCGTCAAACTCGGCGGCGGCTTCGATCGCCGTTGCCTCGATGTAATTGGCAAAAGTCGCGTTCGTGCCTTTCGGGAAGTGCTCGTTGACTTTGTCCCGAACGAGCTTGTTTGCATCGGCCAACGTCATGCCCGACTCGATGCAATGCGGTATAAATACTTCATCCTTCCAGACGGTATAGATCGCCGGCCCACGCTCGGACGAGCGCCACTCGCCACGCGCCAGTGCGGCAATGCGCTTGTCCATTGCGGCGATCTTCTCGGCATGGCTGCCATCGCCGCTATTGTATGCGTTCATAATTGTCGTCTTGAGGCCAAACGCAGCGGCCTCGGCAACAATCTCGTTGCCCAGCTTGGATAGATCAAGCTGCGACAGCTTGCCATGATCGCGGTTCGAGTAAGTAATGCGATCAGGCAGCTCGATAGTGAATTTCAACATTTTCATTCTCCCTTCGGCGCCTTCAAAGACGAGTCGCATGGTGGCGCCTTGCCGAAACGACTCGGACGAGTCGTATCACAAAAGCGCGGGCGGCGCAAGTGCGCGGTGAGTCCCGGCGGCGGGCGGCGCGTCACCCAGGGTGCAATCCGTTGCCTTTTGCAACCGGCCTCCTCCCCGTGCGCCCGCGCGGGTTAACAGAGGGCAGCGAAACAAATTTCTCCCCAACATTTCAACCTGACCATCATGTAACACACCTGGCGCATCACGCCTTGCAGACAGCATCGCAGTATGTTACAAAGCGAAAAGTGCAGCAGCAGCAGCGCGGCTTCGCCGCGCAGCAAAAGGAGGCTACAATGACCGTCGAGATTTTCCTAGGGCTATTGCTGATCATCGCCATCGGCGCAGGTGCGTTTTGGTATATTCGCAAGCGTGCGGCGAAGCCTCAGAGCTACAGCGACCGCTTTCTTCCGCCGGCTCCGCCCTCAGCGCGCAAGTCGCGCCCCACCAGCAAAAAGTAAGGACGCGGCGAAATGTCTCGAGCATCACCAACCGAAGAATTTGCCGCGCAGTTGGCAACGGCAACTTACCGCCTCCTCAGCGCCGCAGCGACGACCAACGCGACGCTGGTGAAGAACAGCGCAGGTATCCTGCTCCGCATCGCGGGCCACAACGCGAAGGCCTCGGCGCTCTTCCTCAAGCTCTACGATAAGGCCTCAGCACCGACTGTCGGCACTGACGTGCCAAGGAAGACGCTGCGCCTTGCGCCCTCGGCCGATTTCAACTTCGAGCTGAAGGATAGCTTCGCCAACGGCATTGGCTTTGCCATCACCGGCGCAGCAGCCGACGCGGACACAACTGCACTACTCGCCGGCGACGTTGTTGCGCTGAATGTCGATTATAGGTAGAAAAGAGCGTGACTGCGCCACGCCAATATAGGTAGAAAGGAACCTGACCAGTGGCAAATATTGTCTTCAACATCGCCAAGGGCCGAGTCGCCGAGCTTTACAACAGGGTGAAGTCGAACGACCCTGCGGCCAGCGCCCTTATTCTCGTCCCGATCGAAACGGCGGGGCTGGAGTCGGATGCGACCCTGATCGATAAGGACACGCTAGCCGATGTGCTCGCTGGCACAACCAACGAGCAGACCACGATGGGCCGCAAAACCCTGACTGATGCTGACCTCGCGGCCTTCCCAGCGCCTGACGACGTGAACGACCGCATGGATGTCTCGCTGCCAACGACCACCTGGACAGCCGCAACGGGCAATGCGATCAGCAAAATCCTCGTCTGCTACGACGGCGATACAGCTGCTGGCACCGACGCGAACATTATCCCGCTGACAATGTTCGACTTCGCCATGACTCCCAACGGCGCCGACATCACCATGACGACTGGTGCGTTCCACCGCGCAGCATAAGAAAGGCCAGTCGTCATGCCCTTCGCCGTCACGCAAGCCCGGTTCCGGTTCTACAACGACGACGGCTCAATAACGACCGCGACGGCGGCTGCTGCCGAGAATACTAACCTCACCATCACCGACGGCGGCGGCAACAAGAAATACCACCTGCTCATCCAGCCGCAGGAAACCGGCGGGACCAACGGCGCAACGACCGACGACTGGCAGCTGCAATACTCAAAGAACGGCGGGGCGTGGACGAACGTCACCACCACGTCCTCCAACGTAAAGGCCTTCGACAGCACGAACCTGACGGATGCGGACGGCATCAACAGGGCCGCGTTCAGGCTGACCGCCGGGACCGGCTCTGCTGTCAATGGTGCGATCAGCGAAGACGGCCTGCTGGACAACAAGCAGCTAACCGCCAGCAACTACAGCGAATATCTCTGGACCATCGAGACGGTCGATACGGATTTAGCCGCCACCGACACGCTTGATTTCCGGGTGCTCTACAACGGCGCGACGACGAACGTTACCTACTCGGTCACGCCGAGGATCACGAACGCAGCAAGTAGCCCTGTTGGACTTGCAACTGAAACCGACACTGCGCTCGGCCGTGGCATGGGCATGGGTGTTGCCCGCGCAGACGAGACCGAAACTGCACTGGCGCTCGGCCGTGTCTATGCTCTGCCAGTCGGTTTAGCCACAGAAGCCGACACGGCCTTTGCCCTAGCCGCAGCCGGCGGCCAAGTTGGCCTCGCGACTGAGGCTGATAGTGCCTTCGCGCTCACAGGTGTTTATTCGCGGCCCGTTGGTCTTGCAATCGAGTCCGACAGTGCGTTCGCGCTTGGCGCAGGTTATTCGCGTGCTGTCGGCTTGACAAGTGAGACTGCATCTGCTCTTGCACTTGGGCGCGCCGTGCAAGTTGCTCGCGCCGATGAAACATCGACAGCACTTGCTCTTGGCCTCTCTCAACCCGCTGGCTTATCCATTGAGACATCAACTGCACTTGCCCTCGGCCGCAGTTACCTGCGCACAGCTGGCCTGTCGGCCGAAACTTCATCTGCGCTCGCGCTTGGCCGCTCACAACTTGTTGGGCTTGCAGCTGAAGTTAGCAGCGCCTTTGCGCTTTCTGGCGCATTTGCAAAGCAAGTTGGCCTGGCAGTCGAGACCGACATTGCACTTGAGCTAATTCGCGCGCTGTCCGTCGGCGCTGGATATAAGATTGATGTCGATTTGCGCTGGTTAACACTTGTGAAGCCGCAGGTGCATATGGCTGCGCCGAAGATAGATACGGGGCGGGTTGACGACGCCACGCCGCCCGTCCACGATAACTCACGATTTACTTAGGAGCGTCCGATGATCTATTGGCCGACAAAGGGGCCGAGCGACGTGATCGACTACGGCATGGATTGGGGGCCAACGCTCAGTCGCATCGGCAACCCAACAATCAGCAACAGCGTTTGGGCGCTTGTCAGCGGTGATGTGACCATCGGCGCGAGCAGTATCGATGCTGATGGGCGAGGCACTGAGGTAAGAATTAGCGCGGGGACGAACGGGACTGATGCTGTGGTGCGAAATACGATCACCACCAGCGACGGCCAAACCGTCCACGAGGAAGCGTTTGTAAAGATCAGGGCATAAAGAGGCAGTTGCAATATGACTTTCGAGCTAAGCAGTCTTATTGTTCCTGAAGGCTTGGACTTCCGGCCGACTATGACCACTTGCACCATCGAGGGTGCGCTGGAAGCAGAGGATTTGCGTGAGTTGGCGCTGGGGCCAGGCGATGCGACTCCTGATGAGGACAACCCAAATGACCTCAAGAAACTGCGGGAAAAGCATCACCACGTCGCCCGCCTGGTCGCTGATGGCCTTTCCCAGCGCCTGATTGCGAACATCTGCGGGTATACTGAAAGCTATATTAGCATCTTGCTCAATGCTCCGGCGATGCAAGAGCTTGTTGAGCTGTATCGCATCCAAAACGGCGCCGCAGTCCAGATCGCAACTGAGAAGTTGAAGACGGTTGGCCTCAAGGCGCTGGAAAAGATCGAGAGCAAAATCGAGAGCGACGAAATGAGCAACCTCGAACTGCTTTCCGCCGCGAAATTGGGGCTGGACAGGTCGGGCCACGGCCCACAGAGTAAGCAAGCTCTTGTCAGCGAGCATCATATCATCGATCATGCTCGGTTGCAGGAGCTTAATGCGGAAGCCCGGCGGCGCAATGCTGAATACATTGTCCCGCAAGACGACATCAGGGAAGCAATCGCAGCCGTTGAGCAGCAGGGCAAGCTGCCGGCGCCAGCAACTGGTGACAAAAACGAAGCCGAGGACACCGATGAAGCCGAAGCATGATTGGAAGCATGAGGCAACAATGCGAATGGGCGCGAGTATCAAGCTGACAGCGGCAAAAGGCAGCAAGCGGCGAGGGCAAGAATACCACCGCCGGATTTATCGTGAGCTGGACGCACTGCTTCGGCCTGAGGCCGGCGTCGAGCTGCTGGTCGAGCCTTGGTTCCGCTGTTTGAAGGTTGCGATGATGCGCAGCCCCGATGCGGTTATTCGCCTTCCAGAAGCAAACGTCGCCGTTGTGGTCGAGGTTAAGCTGAACTGGAAAGACGGGAGAGATGTGAAGCTGATCGACGAATACCTCCCGATCGTCACCAATGCTTTTCAGCTCGACGCCGCTTGGCCGCTGCTAATCACCAAATGTCTCAGAGGCTACAAGCATCCGCCGCTTCTTGGCCTCAAGACTTGGGAAAACGCGATGGCCTGGCAGCCCGGCGACCCAACCCCTGTAATGCTGGTGCCATAAGGAGACGAGAGATGCAATCTGAGGAAACGATGGCTTTCAACAATCAGGAAGCCTTTGGCAACAACGTCAATCAGCAGGTCGATCAAGTCCAGCAAACGCTGGATGCTGCACAGCGGCTTCATGAGATGCTCGGCATGGGAGTCAAGAAAGGCTCTCGTGGCGTCGCCGACCGCATCAGGCAGCTTCAACAGCTCCGCGACTTTGTGAGCATCAAGGAGCCGACCTCAGGCTTCGACCCACAAATCCAGCTGAAAGCAATTGATCACGAGCTGGCAAGATTACAGGCTGCCGGTAAGCAGCGGCCCGTGGTTCAGTCTTCGGAAGATAATCAGCGGGGCAAATAACTTCATGCGTCAGCGGGTTAACAAAGCACAGGTCGCTGAAGGGATGGCGAATGAGCTTAGTGTTTGTCAGATGGCCGAACGCTACGGGGTTTGCCGTAATCGTATCTACCAGCTGATGAAAGAAATCCGCGACGACCTGGGCGTTCCGGCAAGAGATTAGAAAGCAGCAGAATGGACGCGAAGGCAAAAGAGGCACTGATAACTGCGGTCGAGGAAAGCGCTCGCGACCCTGCGTTCTTCCTGCGCTTCTTCCTGCGGCACTGGTTCCCCAGCCCACTGCCACCCTTCCATCTTGGCATCCTGGCACTGATCACCAAGAAAGTCGAGTGGCTGAACAAGCCGATGTATGCTGACGCACACGAATTCCTCATCAACGAGTTCAAATACGCTGCTGACCCGACCGACCCGACATCGACTGAGCTGCCGGTGTTTCGCCGTAACAGCGATGGCAAGATTGTCATGGTCAGCAGCGCGCATAACAACATCATCGTCCCTCGCGGGTTTAGCAAAACAACCCTCACCAACGGCGCGAACCTTTATGACTGCCTCACCGATGGCAAACTGTTTTGCGTTTATATCAGCAAGAGTGCCGACCATGCCGAGACGCAGCTGCAAAACATCAAGATTGAGCTTGAGACTAACGACCTTCTTCGCGCTGCGTATGGCAACCTTGTGCCTACTCGTGCTGATGTGGAAAAGTGGCAAGCAGACCAGCTGCAGCTCACCAACGGCGCTATCCTCATTGCCAGAGGAAAGGGCGGCCAGGTTCGTGGCCTGAACTACCGAGCGAGGCGGCCGAACAAAATTGTCCTCGACGACGTGGAAGACGATGGGCTGGTAGAAAGCGTGACCGAGCGTTTGAAGACTGAGCGGTGGTTCTACAGCTCGGTGGAGAAAGCGGGCCAGGTCATGGAAGGCGCGATCGGCCAAGACTTTGCTCAAGAGCCCCTGCAAATCATCAACCTTGGCACGCTGCTTGGCAGCGAGTGTTTGATGATGACTCTCTCCCGCGACCCGAAGTTCAACACTGTCCGCTTCGGCGCGAAGCTGCGCTATACTGACCCTGATGATACACAAATGCTCTGGCCGTATAAGATGTCCTTCGAGCTGTATCAGAAAGAACGCACACGGCACGCTCGAATTGGCAAGCTGGCCGAGTTCACCCGCGAGCTGGACAGCGCGATCAGGATTGCCGACGACACACTATTCCCCAGCCGGTTCATCTACGAACCTGTCCTGCGCGAGCAGCTTGCCGCAGTCGCTATCTTCTGTGACCCTGCGATCAGTGATCAGCCTGACCGCGACCATACAGCGATTGTAGTTGCTGGCCGGCGTGAGCGCGATGGGGCGCTCTGGATGCTGGACGAGTGGGGCGGCGTTGGCAAGACGCCAAGCGAGACGATTGATGCTTTCTTCCAGCTGCACCGAAAGTGGCAATGCACGTTAGCTGGCTTCGAAGCCCAAGCGTATCAGAAGGTGCTGCTGTATCTGCTGAGAGAGGAAATGGCGCGGCGCAGGTATTGGTTCGTGCCGCAGCCTGTCATTCGCGGCAACAAAGTCACTAAGGATGATCGCATTGTCGGCTTGCTCAGTCCACGTTACCTCACTGGCTTCCTACGGCATCTTCGGCCATTACCGAGCCTGGAAGGCAACATCGCCGACTGGCCGAATGGGAAGAAGGACTATGCTGATGCCGGCGCGTCCGCTTTGCAGCTGCTTGGCGAGTCGGGCGCGCTGGTTATTCCAGAGGACGAGCGCAACAAGGGCGAATACGCACCGCTTGAGACGGTATTGCCGCCTGTGTATTCAACTGTTAATCGTTACATAACGCGGGGTGGGCCTTTGGTCGATAAGCTCCGCACCCGCTACCCTGTTTAGGAGCTTTCGATGGCGACCAATCCAGCAGATATTTTCGGCGGCTTTGGCCCGATGCCTGATTTGTCGCGGGCGAGCGATGCTGGGGCTGGGCTATTTGGGCCGGCACTGACGCCATCGCCCTTTGCCCCGCCTCCAGCCACTGAGGGGGCGACTCCGCCCGCGCAGGTGCCTGGGACGAACAGCCCGCCGCCGGATGCTGGATTTGCTGGTATGCGCGGGTTTATGACTGACGCGGAACAGGGCGCGACGCGAGCAATCGATCGGCTCCGCCCCGACAGCGAGCTGCACGGCAAGGTGCTGGCCAAGCTCAATGCTATGTGGGACTTCGGCAAGAAGGAAATGAAGAAGCACTACAGCCGCTGGAACTTCGCCGAACAGCGCGTTCAGGCGTTTACTAGCATGGAAGACTACGAGCGGCTGATGCAAAGCCTGCAGGAACCGGATGCCATTCCGCCTGAGCCGGTGAGCGTCATTGTGCCTTATTCGTATGCCACCCTGCACGCTGCTGCGACCTACATTCACAGCGTTCTCCTTGGCCGCAAGCCGGTCTTTCCTCTCCTGGCGACACGGGGGACTGAAACCGAGCGTGCAAGAAGGATGGAAATTGCCCTTCAGCACAACTTGGACGCGAGCCGCGGCCAGGAGACTCTTTGGCAGCTTATTTGGGATCCCCTGATCTACGGTTTCGGCGTAGTCAAGAACGGTTGGGAGACGCGGCAGGGCCAAACGATACAGTGGCTGCTTGGCCAGCGGCAGCTGGTGAATGAAACGATCTTTGCTGGCAATGTCGTCGCGGCGGTTGACCCGTATTCGTTTGTCCCTGACCCACGAGTCCCAATTCACCAGTGCAACATTCGCGGCGATTTCATGTTCTGCGAGGTGCAAGTCTCCACTACCACCCTGCGCGATCTGGAAAAGCGGGGAGCAATGAAGTGGGTCAATGAGGGCTTGCAGAAAAACAGGCAGTATCGGAACACTACCGATGATAGCTCGGTGTCGGAGAGCCGGCGCAGGATTAAGATTGGTATTCGCGCGGATAGCCTGGTCACGCCGACAAACGTCACGCAGTTCTCATGCGTCCGTGAAGGCACAGTTCGGCTGGTGCCGAAGGATTGGGGGCTGGGCGACGAGGATACAAGTCAGCTGTGGAAGTTCTCGTGGTTCAAGGGGCAGATCATTCAGGCCGAACCGCTGGGCATGATACACAATATGCACCCGATGGCTGCGACCGAGCCGACGAGCTTCGGGCATGACTTCATGAGCGTGGCAATGCACGATATGATCGGGCCGTTCCAGGACGTGCTGAGCTGGCTTGTCTCCAGCAGGATGGAAAACGTTCGCGCAGCGATCAATAATCAATTCATCGCCGACCCTGCTCGTGTGGACATCAACGATGTTCGTGCCTCGCCGATTGGCCGTGTCATTCGGCTGAAGCAAACTGCGCAGGGCTTGCCGATTAAGGAAGCGATCGAGCAGGTGATTGTCAACGATGTGACTCGTGGGCATCTTGCTGATATTCAGACTATGCGGATACTTGCTGACACAATCACTGGTGTCAATGATAACCTGCGGGGAATTCAAACGGCTGGCGGACGCCGGAGCGCGACGGAAGCTCGGCAGAGTATGCAAGCGGGCGCGCAGCGGCTGTCGTCTATGGCAATTCGCCTCAGCGCGCAAGCGTTCGCGCCGCTGGCGCAGCAGATGATTATGAACATCCAACAGTTCATGCCTGATAAGCTGTGGGTCGAAATGACAGGCGATGATGGGATGCCCGCATCGACGCAGCTGACGCCGGATATGCTTGTCGGCAGCTACAATTATCAAGTTAGCGATGGCACGCTGCCGTATGACAAACAGGCGATGCTTGAGGCCTGGAAGGAAATTATGTTCGGGATTGCTAAAGACCCCGAACTTCGTCAGGCTTACTCACTGCCGAACATCTTTCGTTATGTTGCTGAACTTGGCGGCGCGAAGAACATTGACAGCTTCAAGCGGCAAATGGAACAAGCACCACCTGGCATGGGCGCGCCAGTAGTTGCAGGTGCTAGTAGTAATCCGGGCGCGCAGCCTGGAATGATGCCCCTTGGCGCGGCGATGCCTCAAGGGCCAATAGCATAAGTGGAGCCTTCATATGGGAATGAACAACAGAGAGGTCGAAGCATGGCTAGCCCGAATACCAGTGTTGACGAGACTGCCGGCTGATAGCGAAAACGAAGTCATGGAGCTTATCGGGCATAAGGGCCTAGCCGCCTTGATTGGACTGGTATTCGGCGAGCGGCAAGGTTTGTATGCACAGCTTAGCCTGTATCCGCTAGACGACGATGCCCACAGGTATCGCGCAGCTGTGTTACAAGGCAAAATTCAAGGGATTGAAAGTTTCATCAATACTGTGCGAGAGTGTGCAGTATCGTCAAGCGGCGAAGAAGAAAGCAGAAGGAGCCAGTAATGCCACCGCAGGAGCCAGAAGGTAGCGTTTCCAATCTACCTGGAATAGCAGATATTGAAGCAGCAGAAGCCAGTGTCGAAACCGACATCGAGGCTATGTTCGGCATGGACGATGCCGACGACTCGCTGCCGTCGCCTGGGGGAGAGACCAATCCCGCCCCCGGTGCTGATGGTGCGGCAGGGGCTGGCGGTGGTGAAGGCTCCTCGTCAGCCCCTGTTTCTGCCGGCGAAGCTGGCCAATCGCCGGATGGGAGTGCTGCTCCTGTCCAAACTGCAACGCAAGGTGAGGGGACTTCACCACCTCCGTCGGCGCAGCAGCCAGCGCAAGCTGGCCAGCCGACCCCAGGTGGCCCACAACCGAGCGCGGCGCAAGGTGCAATCGATGAAAATGCTCTTCGAGTGCAAAGTCTTGAGGCGACGGTTCAGGCCCTACAGGCCGAACTTGCGCGCTCTCGAGCCATCCCACCTCAAGCGCAGGCTCCGCAACAGCCTGGACAAACGCAGCAGGGTGGCGGGCCTGGGCCGGCGGACGATCTTCCCCGCTATGCTCTCTCCCTTCCGCAGCAGGTTGCAGCTGCACTCGTAAGTGGTGACGATCAGCAGACGCTTGCTGGTATCACCAACATGATGAACAGTCTGGCGACGATTGTTCACCATAATGTCAGGCAGGAAATGCGGCAAAACTTCGCGGCGCTCGTTGGTGCGGCGAGGCAGCAGGAGTATGAGACGACTCAGAGCAATGTAATTGCACTAGCTCGTGAAGATTACTTCTCGGCGTTTCCTGATCATCGCAGCCCGCTGGTCATGCCGCTGGTTCAGGCGGAAGCGGTTGCTATGACTGCCGAATACCCCGGCCTCGGCTGGAACGAGCAGTATCGCAACGCGCTTGGGCAGAGGGTTAATGCAAGGCTGGAGCAGTTGAGGCAAACGGGGGCTGCCAATGGTGGCACTCCGCCGCCGCAGCAGCCAGCCGCGATGATACCGACGGGGCCTCGACCGGCGCCGACGGGAAGCGAACTGACAGGCGGTGATCTGATCATGGACACTTTTAGCTAACGCTGTGCGCCACAGCGGGAGCGAGGAAAGGGAAGACAATGGCATTGCCTGGAATGAAGTCCACGGCCGACTTTGCAACTGACGAACGGCCGAAAAACTGGCGGGAGGGCATCCTTCTGCTTGAGCCGCGGAACAAGGCGCCCCTGGCGGCGCTGACTGCCGCAATGAGCGAGCAATCGACCGACGACCCCGAATTCTACTGGTGGGAAGAGAGTGTCGATGTTGGCCAGCTGGTTGTCAACGGCGCGCAGACGAATGCTGAAACCGCGATCGAGGTCGATGAGTTCGGCACGAGGCTGAAGGCCGGCGATATGCTCAGGGTGAAGAGCTCTGGCGAAGCGCTGCGAGTTACCAGCATCACCAGTGACACGGTGATCAACGTGACCCGCGCTCAGGGTGGCACGGCCGCGGCCGTCATTGCTGACAACGATGTTCTCATCTACATCGGCTCGGCATACCGCGAAGGCGCAGGGCGCCCGACCGGCGTGAGCTGGAACCCGACGAAGAAATACAACCTGACGCAGATTTTCCGCGACAGCGTTGAATGGACTCGGACGGCCAGCAAGACTCGGCTCCGCACCGGGGATATGATGAAGAACGATCGTCGGCGTGCGCTGAACAAGCACATGATCGGCATGGAGCGTGCCTTCATCTTCGGCCAGCGGTTCGAGACGACCGAGAGCAACCAGCCGCTGCGCTACACCGGCGGTCTGCTCAGCTTCATCGATGCCGGCAACCAGATCAACCACAACGGCACGTTGAGCCTGAAGCAGCTTGAGGACTACATCGACGACATCTTCGCGTATGGCAGCAACGAGAAGGTCTGCTTCTGCAGCCTCGCGACGATGATGCGCCTCAATCGGCTCATTCGCAAGAACACGGACTATCAGTGGGGGCCGCCTGAGCGCGAGTTCACATTCATCGTCCGCAGGTTCCATACGCCGGGCGGCACGCTGATCTTGACTGAGCACCCGCTGTTCAGCCAGGCTGGCGCCGAACTCGGCAGTGATATGCTGATCGTCGATACGGCCAACCTCAAGTATCGGTATATCACCGATACTGTTCTGCTGAAAGACCGGCAGGACAAGGGGACGGACGGCACCGCGGAGGAGTATCTGACGGAGTGCGGCCTTGAGATCCATCATCCCAAGACGCATTTCTGGCTGAAGAACATCACCGACGGTGTGGTTGACGCCTAACCGGCTTCCGGCGAGGAGGGGGCTGGCCAGTCACCTGTGGGCTGGCCAGTTTCCCCTAGAAAGGTGCAGCCATGTCTGTCGATGCTCTTGTTCCGAGAGTTAGGCGGGGTTTAGGCGTTAGCAGTAGCTATGACGCCGAGACTATTCCTGACATTATTAGGTCGGCCATTCGTCGGCTGCTGCGGGATTACAATTTCCCGCAGACCCTGAACCGTTGGTATTTTGGCAGCGGCGGGACGGGGAATGAGGGTGCAAGCACACGCCTTCTTGCCCTCAACGATCAAGCCTTCAACCTGCCAACAGGGTTCAAGAAAGATTTTCAGCTTCGCTTCTACGACCCCGCTGAGGAAACGTGGAGCGATGCGCTTGAGAAGCGTGAAGGCTTTGTCCAGCCTAGCGCAAGTGGCACAACCAGCAATTACTGGATTGAAGGCACGAAGCTGTATATCGACACTCCGATCGAGGCGGACGGGGTTGGTAAGCAGCTGGTCTTCATCTACCAAAGCAAAGATGTGACTGCGAACGAGAACTGGATAACAGACGACTACGAGGATGCTGTGGTGTATTTCGCCGCGATGCGCGGAGCGGTGGAAGTTCGCAAGCCTGATCTGGCAAAGGTTTTCGCCGAGCTGTGGGCGGACGAGCGGGAGAGCTTGGCAATTTATCTGAATGAGCTTGAGTGGGGCAATGTCATAATGATGCAACGGGAGCGGAAGCTGCCGCCTTTGGACAGATACCCTGCTGTTGTCGAGTAACCGCGTTTCCTCTAGCGGAGACGGTAAATGACTGCGGGTAATGGCAGGAGACAGCTGGTGCATGATCGTGACATCACTGGTGTCTATCGTGAGCTTGGTGAGCTTACGGCGACCGTCCGGGAGCTGAACCATAGCGTGAACAACATAGCTCAAAAGGTCGATGCAGTCGCGGTGCTGGCATCAACGGTCGATCGGCTGACTGTTGATCAGGAGCGGATGCGAGCTAAGCTGGATGCGCTTGAAAGCGCAGAAGAGCGGCGAAAAGGTGCAGTCGGCCTGGTGGAATGGATGAGCAGGCACTGGCCGTTTATTCTCATTATTACAGCTATTACCGCCATCTGGAACTGGTTTGCGGAGAAGCCACTATGAGCTATGTTCTTGGAAGCAAGTCGCTTGCAAAGCTGGAAGGCGTGCATCCGCGCCTGGTGCGGGTGGTCAAGCGGGCAATCGAGCTGACCTCGCAGGATTTCGCCGTGGTCGATGGGCTGCGGACGCTGGAGCAGCAGAAAGAGCTAGTCAAGCGCGGTGCAAGCAAGACGCTGAGAAGTAAGCACTTGCGCCAAGCTGATGGGTATGGTCACGCAGTCGATCTCGTTCCGTATATCAACGGAAGTCCTCGCTGGGAGTGGGAGCCAATTTGGCACATTGCTGTTGCTGTGGACACGGCGGCGACAGCGCTGAATGTTACCCTCATTTGGGGCGCTGTGTGGGACAAGACGCTGATGGAATACGGCGGTTCGCCGGCTGCGCTGAAGGCTGCGGTCGAGGACTACAAGCGGCGCCATCCATGGCCAGACTTTATTGATGGGCCGCACTATCAGCTAGCGGAGTAAGCAGATGCAAAAGCTGCCTCCCCCAACGAACTTCACTGAAGGCCTGAGGTTGGTCTTTAGCCTCGCAGCAATGCTGGCGGGCTTGGCGTTCGGGCTGGGCTTGATTGCGTTGGTGATCGTGCTGGTGTGGGGCGGCTGGCCGGAGAACCTGTTTGGGCAGATCATCGAAATTCTCGGTGCGGTTGCCATTGGCTCTGTTATTCTGATTGGCATTACGCAGGTAGGGATGCTGCTCGGTGGGCCAGTGGGGAGAATTAAGGGCAGCGCAGGAAAGGGCGGCGTGACGCTAGAGGCTGAGAACAATGAGCAGCAGCGGACAACTGAAGTCGATGTGAAGGTCAAGACGGGGACTGAGGAGAATAAAGATGCCCCTTCCAGTAATTAGCGGCGCAAAAATCGCTAGCGCAGTCTTTAGCAAGACTGGCCTGAAAGTTGTCATTGGCCTTGCAGTTGCTCTCGCGGTCTTCCTGCTCGTCCAAGATCGCAACAGGTGGAAATCGACCGCAACGCTGCGACAAGAGCAGCTAAATGCTGAAAAGCTGGCCCATCGAACGACTGTTGCCAACTACCGCGCTGCGGCCGAAGAGGCGCGCCGGAAGGATGCTGAGAATGTCCTGCGTGTTAAAGCTGCTGCCGATGCCATTGCTAAGGAGAGAGAAAATGCGTTTAATGCTCGTATTGCCGCTGCCCGCGCTACTGCTAGCTTGCGGCGGAACACCGCAACCAGAGCCAATTCCGGCGGTGCCGGAACAGCGCCTGTGTCCTGCGTTTCCGCAGCCGCCGGCGGAGTTGCTGAAACCACCTGCGAAGATCGACTTCCTGACTCCGATCGCTTGATTGCGACAGAACAGGCGATACAGCTTGACGAGCTGATCAAGTGGGTCAAGCAGGCTCTCAGCATTGACATTGGAAACGACCAATGAGGCGCAGATTTCCGCTATTCGTCGCTACTGAAGACGACCTTGTTGCAAGTGGGCTGCAGCCAGATCGGCACGGCCTGAAGCAAGGGTTGTGGGAGCACGCGCTGAATGTCTACTTCGCCAATGGGAAGGTGCGACGGAAGAAACCGGCTGCTCAAGCCTTTACCACCAATGGCAGTCCTATTCGCGGTTTGGGTGAGCTGAGGCACAGCAACGGCGGGCGGTGGATTTGGGCTGGCGCGAATAAAAGCATTTACCGCTGGTCGTTCGGCGCGCCGGAACTGATTGCCTCGAATTGGGGCAGCTATCGAGCAACGCAAAGCGGCGGCCTCCATCCGACCATTTATGACTTCACGCCGTATGGCAACTGGATGATCGTCAACGACGGGGTTGCTCCGTATATTTATAAAGATGGAGACGTAACGCCGTGGGTCGCATATGCAGGTGACGTGCCGCAGGGCGCTGTCCGGTATATGAAGAAAATGAACTTTATGATGGCGTTCGGCTATGGGACTCGCGGAACGCAGATCGGCTGGAGCGACGCGGACGACATTTTCCTGTGGACAGCAGCGGCGGATAACCTGGCTGGTAGTTTGGCGATCGACGAGTTCGATACGCCGATACGAGCAGCGGAAAGGCTGGCGGATTATATTGCTTGTTATGCTGAAGACCAAATGGCACTGATCAAATACATTGGTCAGCCGTTTGTGTTTGGACAGCGGCTAAGCCTAGACGGGATTGGTGCGGTGGGGAAGGCGGCTGTTGCCGCCGATACACGGATAAATGTGGGGCTGGGTAGAAACGGTGCGTGGCTTACAGATGGCAACACGTTCAAATACATCGATGAGGGCATTATCCGTGACTACTTCCAGGAGAATATAAATTGGGACAACGCGGGCAGTAGTGTTGTGTGTCGCAACGATGCGACTGGCTGTTTTGAATTTCATGTCCCAACTGGCATTGCAACGCAGCCAACGGAAGGCTGGAGCTTCGACCCGCGAAATGGCGGCTGGTCGCCGGTGCCGGTGCGCGCGTTTAAGGCTGAAAGGCGGCAGTTTGGCTCGCCGATCTGCGGCACGGACGGAGGAATTGTTCAGCTGGACGATAATGATTATGCACTTGCAGGGCCGCTGGAACTGCGGACAAAGCCGATCATGCTGCGGGCTGAAGATCAAAGTGTAAGCATGGGAACGCACCACGTCAGTCGAGTGGATGAAGTTGATTTGCTCCTCAAAGAAGCGAGCAATATCGAATTTCGCCTTGGCTGCAGTGACGACCCGAATGGGGACTGGGAGTGGTCTGCGTGGTATGAGGTTGAAGCGGGCAGCCGCATCCAGGAGATTGAACAGCTTCCCGAACAGCCGCTGTGGAAGCTGGAATTCAGGAGTATTGCAAACATCAACGACTGGAGGTTGGATTTGCAGGGCATTCTGCTCTATGGCACCCCGATAGGCACGAAGCTGGAAAGGTAGCGCCGTGCTCCCAAGTCCTGACGATTTCACTGACTGGAGGGAGTATGCGAAAGCGCTGACCTATGCGCTCGGCTTGGGCGCGGATGATGTCATTGCTGGAAGTGCGATTAGCGCTGGCGGAGCGCCTACTGCGCCGCAAGGGTATGTGCCTGTGCTGGCCGACGAGACGACCGGCGACCTGTATTATGGGGACGACTTTCTAACTGTCCCAACGGCGGCGGATATTGTTGCAGTCGATACGATCAACCTTGCCAACGCGAGTGTTGAGACGACCAAAATCGCCACCGGCGCTGTTACGCAGGGCATCATTGCGGATGGCGCGGTTGTTAGCGCGAAGTTGGCTGACCTCGCTGTCCTTTCAGCTAAGATTGCCAGCGCCGCTATCCTCACAGCGCATATCGGCGATTTGCAGGTAGTCACGGCGAAGATCGACGATCTTGCTGTCAATGATGCGAAGATTGCAAATCTTGCTGTCACAAGTGCCAAGATCAATGACCTGGCTGTCACTAATGCCAAGATCGCAAATCTTGCTGTCGCTACGGCCAACATCCAAGATTTGGCTGTGACGAACGCGAAGATCGCTACATTGGCTGTCGGCACCGCCAACATTCAGAACGCTGCGATCACTAATGCGCTGATTGCCAATGCTGCTATAAGCACAGCGCAGATACAGAACGCAGCTATTACAAATGCGCTGATTGCCAATGCCGCCATCGGAAGTGCGGCGATTGCCAATGCTGCTATCCTCAACGCGCACATTGCAGACGCGACGATACAGAGCGCGAAGATTGCCAGCCTGATTGTTAATAAGATTGCAAGCGGCTCATTGGGCGCAACGATCGATTTCAGCGGCGGTTTCTTGCGGATGAAAACAGGTGGTTACACGCTTTTCATCGGCAATGCTTTTGGCACGACAAGTCAGTTTTTCCTGTGGTTCGGGCCGAATGTGACAGACGACAATCCTGCGAACTGCGCAGAGGAAACGGCTGTTGTCTATATCAAAACAAACGGCAATGCTTACTTCGGTGGGACGCTGCTGGCAGGTGTGATTAAGAACGCTGTCCAGACGACTTCGCAAGCGGTTCCATACACGCTGGACTGTGGGCAGTTCAGCAGCAACGGGAAGAGCATATCAATCACAGTTAGCTATCAGTGGAACCGAAATTATCGCTGTGACGCTGGAACTGGTAGCATTACTGGTAGCGGCGCGGCAACTGTGGTTGTAGAAAAAAGTGAGGACGGGGGCAGCACTTGGACTTCGCTGGGTGGCAATGTGGCGGTGGCTGAGCAAGAGCGGATAGTCATAGTCGATGGCGACCCTGGGGTGCAAGACATCGTTCGCTGGGGAATGGGCGGAAGCTCGACGTATAGCTGGACGCCGGGAGTGCAGGACGATTTGTGGGTGCGGGCAAGACTGACAGCTAGAAGCGAGCCGACTTACGGCGGCACAAATCAAACAGTTCATAACACGGCGCAAAATATCAGCATTACGACAACGGAGCAGCCATGATCCGCTGGGTGCCATTTAAGGAAATCAATGCCTGGCATCTGCGGCAGATTGCAACCAGCCTCCTGGTCGCGCCGGAGCCTGTTCGGCCTGATGAACGGGATTTCATTCAACAGCTGGCTGCGGGCAGTATGCGCTTGTTCGAGTTCGAC